CTGCCGTGCTGGTGCTGTTTGCTCCAACTGCACCGGCGCCACCACCACCAGCGCCATTGTTCCAGGCGCCGGAATTTCCGCCGTTGTTTCCCTGTCCAGCGGTGCCTAATCCGCCAGCGCCCGTAACGTTCTGCGCACCCGCACCGCCGCCGCTGCCGCCGCTCGGAACGACATTATTAAACGGACGGCCACCACCGCCGCCGCCGACCGCAGCAGTAAGCCCGATGCTCGAATTGCTGCCGCTGTTGCCGTTCCCTGCGGAACTGCCAGCACCGCCTGCTCCGACAACTACGGTGTAGGAAGTCGCGGCATCAAACGCGAATGTGGTGGATAGCACGCCTCCTGCGCCACCGCCGCCGCCGACGTTGGAACCTGCGAGGCCGCCGCCACCACCGCCTCCTGCGACGATTAGTACGTTGGCTGTGTAGGACGTGCCAGCAATCATGGCCCGGCGCATCATGTTCGTAATCACGGGATCACCTCCGCTGCGGTCTGAACCTGGACGATGCCGACCACCAAATTCTCCGCGGTGGCGGTCGGATCCGCGTAGATCGTGATTTCGCCCCAGCTGTTGACCGGCAGCGTGGCCGTCTGCGCTGCGGTCCAGCTCGCGGTCGCGGTGCCGCCACCGGCGCTGACTACCGTGCCGGTGACGGAAACGGAAATGGTGCCGACCTTTAGCGTGGCCTTCGGCGTGTAGCCCGTCCAGTTAAAGTTGTTGCCGCCTTCCTCATGGGCATGAATTGAAAGCGTGTAGGCGCTTCCAAGCGTGACGCGCTGCAGGTCGACGTATGTGGCAAGCTTTAGGTTCGGCATCAGATGCACCTATACGGGTTGGGACGGTCGAAATACGGCCAGGCGGCGCCAGCGGTGTTGTAGACCACGAACAGCTGCACGCGCGCGGAATACTGCGCCGACCAGGTGCCGCCGCTGAAGTAACTGCCGACTGGGCCAAACTGGTCGGTAGGCGTGGCGTTGACGGTCACGCCGTCGACAAGAGTGGCGGTGTTGTACAGCTCGCGCAGATTGAGCGCGTTGGTGTAGGTAAACCGCGAATCGGTCGCCGGGAGCGTGATTCCGCCCGTACCGGCTGGGTGCCAGAGCTTCACCGAATAGTTCCAGCGGTAGGTAGCACCGGCAATCGGTGAGGCGTTGGTGATTTCCACCAATCCCATGCTGACGCTGTTTCCCTCCATCCGGCGCGCGTTTGCCCAGGCAATGGCATCGGCACCAGCCTGGTCGCGGATGACATCGCCAGCCCGTTGCATATCTTGCATGACGGGCCGCGTGAGGCCGCCGTAGACGCTCTGCGTGAATTTGGGCCGTTGGTAGCTCACGGGATCGCGGTCGGCTTTGGACTAGTCAGCTCGCCAAGCTCTGCGGTCGGGATGATGTCGCTGAACGTGCTTTTGGTCGTGTAGCGCTGGAACCAAATCACCTTCTCGGTCTGCAGAATCTGCTGCCCGGCAATGGTCGTTCCAGGCGTCAGCACCGGCTCGCCGGTCGGATTCGGCGCCGCGACCTGCTCGCAGTGCAGCCATTGGTCGAACAGGAACGTATGTTCGATCCGGTAGTAGTTGTCGACCGGCGCAGCCTGGAAGCCTCGGTAAAGCAGATATCCGATACCTGCGCCCAGGAATGTCGCGTTGTTCCGCGTATTGACCTTTGCCGTGTAGGTAGACCACGGCGGCTCGGCAGCCGGTGAGCCGCTCGGGAGCGTGCGGTCCCAGTAGATTTCGACGCTGATGACCTGCTGCTGCACGTCGTAGGTGCGCGGCTTGCCGTTGATGTCAATCGACGTGCCACCCATGTCCGCGCTGCTCGCGCCCCAAACTGCATCACCGTTGCTCGGGATGGTCGTACCGGCTCGGTAATAGGCGGCCTGGCGCAAACTGGTACTGCGCGTGACATTGCAGAAAACACCTGCGCCATTCTTGTATTCGCCGCGGGTGGAATAGGTGACGGTCACCATCCAAGCGTGCGTGCGCTCCACCATCGGCTGCACAGTCACGCTGCGGGAAACCAAAGTCTTGAGCAGCGCGTCGCTACCGTAAATTGCCGACGGCGCACGCTCGCGCACGCCTGGAATGTTGGAAAGCAACGCAGCTTCGCCGGGATACGTTGCGTGCGTGCCGTCCGGCACCCAATCAACAACATACTGCGCGGTCACCGTTGCCTCGCCGGGCGGCGAATCGATTGACCAGCTGCGGCTCGTCTTGAATTCGTTGACCGTGAATCCCATTAGTTGCCCTTCAGGATCTTTGTCTGCTTCTGCAACTCAATGACCGCCGGATCGTATGGCATCCCTCGCGTGCTTCCGCTGCTCGCAAGCTCACCGCCGTATTCCGTGAACGATGTCAGCGGATTCCGCAAGCCGATTCGGAGCGCCTTGTCGTAGAGCGACTCGGGCGGCTCCGCTGGCATCTGCCCGGCGGCGGCCATACCTGCTGCACGCATCACGTTTCCGGGCGCTTGCATCACGCGGTTGAAATCGCTTTTCAGGCTGCCCCAAAATGCGCGCGTTGCCTCCAGGCTGGCCGCATTTCGCTCGTTAAATGCGGCTTCCTTCTTGACCGATTCCGCCTTGCGGTTTGCCTCGGTCGCGCTGGACAGCGCGGCGCTCTTCCCGATCCTGCGCTCGGATTCAAGCTGCGCCATCTGCAGCCGCATCGCCGCGGTCATTCCCTCGGTGGAAAACTGCTTCCCAAGCTCGTTGGCGCGCTCCAACTCGGCGTTGAATTGCTCCCATCCCTTCTTCAGGAAGGTGATGCCAAGCTTCAGCGGATTGATGCGCTTGTAGGCATTTGCCAATGCCTGGTCGGTCGCGTTGCCGCCCTTCTTCGCCGCCGCATTGAGCTTGTCAATTTCCTTCGATGCTGCGGCGACGCCCTTCACGACGCCGGAAGGGTCTAGCACCGCCTGGATGACTGCCTTCAGGGAACGGTCAGCCATGACGGAAGCCCTCCGCAAACTCATGCAGCCCGGCACGCACCCACGGCAACAGCTCATGGGGGCGCTTGTGCGTCATCGCGCACGCCATCACCGTGAGCAGATACTCGCACCGCTCGCCGGTGGTCAATTCAGCCGATGCCAGGGCCACGGGCATGGTCATGCGTTGCTCGGGGCTTGCGATCCTGAATAGCCGCCGCTCGGCGGCTCCGTAGGGCGCGGTCGATTAACTTCCTCCAGCAGCGCCGACGCCAGCTCGCCGCTGATGTTGGCAATGTCGGCGGCGTTTGCCAGGAACGGCGTGCCGTCCGGGCAGGTGATGCAGCCGACCCACCAGTACGGATTGCCCTGGGAGCGCTGGTAGTCGCCCATTGTCGGCTCGCGGAATACCAGCGGCCCGATGCCGCTGATTTCCACCGTCCGCACCCTGGGCAGCAGCTTGGCCAGGTCAACCGGCATCAGGCTTCCTCCAGCGACAGCGACCACATACCGGGGCCGGTGCCGTCATCCGACCGGCTTGCGCTGGTCAGGTGGCCGGTGATGGTGTAGGCAATGCTGCCCGAATCGGTGTAGGACAACGCCACCGACCGGTTAAGCGCGTTAGCCAGCGTGGTCGGATACATATGGTCGCGGATCACGTTGTCGGTGGTCGCGTCGCTCGCCATCATGTCGAACGTGGCGGTACGGCGCACGCGGCCAGGCTTGCGCTTCTCGATGTAGTCCGACAGCTGCGTAACGTCCAGCGTCGACCGCTCGTAGCTGATCGTGACGTTCCGAACCGGAACGGTGACTGCTCCAGCTGCGTTGAAGTTGAGGGTGAGCGTGCCGCCGAAACCTGCAATGAGCGCCATAGTTAGTCCTCGGTGATGAGCATGGAAAGCGTGACGGTCCCGATGCGCTCGGCATCGTGCTTCCCGTCATCTGGGGTATCAGTCGTGAATCCGATGGTAAATCCGGTCAGGATGAGGGAAATGTCGTTGGTCGTATCGACAACCTTGCCGCCGATGAACAGGTCGACAATCTCGTCCGCCATCGCGGTGACCAGGGCAACGGTGTCGGCAACGCACGCCACCTCTACGGTGACGTTCCAAACCGACTTCTTCAGCACGCCCGGCTGCGGAATCGCCATTTCCGCGCTGCTGATTTCGTAGACCATGACGGGCGTTTCCTGCGTGGCTACGCGCAGCCCGTTGCATACCGGATAGCCGGTCGCAGTCTGCTCGAGCACCCATTGGATCGACTTTGTCATGTCAACGAGCGCCATTGGTGCCTTTCTTCAGCGCGTCTGCCGCAAACTGCAGCACCAGGTCGACCATCTCGGAAAGCGCGCCGGGGAGCGCGCCGTCAGCCCAGCTGCGGGAAATCTGCCGACCTGCAACGTGTTGACCGCTGGCCCGGTGCTCAAATCCGTTCTCGAGCAGGTGCCATACCTTCTGCCGCCCCTTCGCCGCCTCGCCTCCCTTGCGCCCGTAGCGCACGCCCAAGCGAATGCGGATCGGCGCGCCAAGCCCGGCGCCCTGGCGGCGAACGTCGAATTGCGTCGCCTGGGCAATCGCCAGCCGGTGCTTTGCGCTCGGGCCTCGGAAATCGGCGGTCAGCCACCGGCGGCCCATCTCCCCTGCCAGCGGCTTAAATACGCGGCGCGCCGCCTTCTTCTGCACGTTCTCCGCGACGCGAGCAGGAAGCGCTCCCAGCGCGGTCTTGACCTCCTGCGCCTTCAGCGTGAGCTTGAGCTGCGTCATGGTCACGGCGTCACCTCCGTCGCTTCGATCTCAAACCGCCGACGCCGCTGGTCGCGGTCGGTCGCGCTCCGGATTGCGAACGTGCGCGCCGTGCCGTAGTCCGTCCAAATCAACCGGCTGCGCGCCGTCAGCTCGGGATGCCAGCTCGCCAGGATCCGCCAATCGGTGCGCACCGCCACGCCACGGTCATCGATGACCTCGGTGGTATTGGCTTGCTCAACGTGGCAATGCACCACGCCGACCGTGACCCACGCCTCGGAAGCCTGGCCGTACAGGTCCACCGTCCGGACGGGGTTTTGCACCTCCATCGGAATCCGGAGCATCCCGGTTGGAACGTGGCCAGCCACTTATCCGATGCCCTTCCCGATCATGCTGCAGATGCGATCCCAATACGCTCCGGGCAGCGTCTGCGTATCGTCGCCGCGCGACGCCTCCAGCTGGATCGTGCGCTGCAGCAGCGCCATCTCCAGCAGCGGATTGAGCGTGTTGGTACCGGCGCTCACGGTGATGATCAGCGGATACGTCAGGGCATCGGGCAGCTGCGCATACTGCAGCCCGTTGACCGTCACCAGCGTCAGCGACTGCGTGACGGTTGCGGAATCAACGTAGGTGGCCGCCGTAGCCGGTTGCCGCTCCAGCCGGACAAGGCGCTCGGCGTTGTCCGGCTCTGCCGGAACGTACTGCGTGCGCGTGACCGGATCCGTGCACCAGCCTGTGCGCATCTCCAGCTCGCGCTGCGCCGCCTCCCAGGCAATCT